ATTAAATTGTATTGTTCCTGTAATGTATTCATAGGTTTTTATCTCTAAGGATTTCTAAAAAAAGGTTCATAAGTTTTGTTCTCTTAGAAGTCTTCATTCTTTCAAGTTTCAAATTAGAAACTTTACTCCTAGCTTCCCTAGCTAAGGTTCTAGCTTCTTCTAATTCTGCTGTTATTTCTTCGAGAGTTCTCATGCGTATAAATATCGAATTATTTCCAAAGCCGTTTATAATCCATTACTTTAGATTTTTTAGCTTTACTTCTATCTACTAGTTTCCAGCCTAATTTTTTAACGTAGTAGTTTTTCGCTTTACCTGCTACCGGTGTTGCCGTTTGTGGACCTTGCCCGGGAATATACCTTGCTCCAGTTCCGGTAGCTGACATTTCGGAAAGTTTCTTCAGTATCATCTCTACTAAAGCTTTTTTAGTAATCTTATGTTTTAAATTATTTAGTGTAGATTCCTGTAGATCGTATGTATCACTCGCCGGCCCGAAAGGACGGTTGCCTGGAAATAAATCATCTAACATTCCATACCTGTATGCTGTAGTATATGCTGAAGGATTATCTCTTTGAAATTCTCCTCTTGAATTGTACTTACTAGCTTCTTGTTTAATTAAATCTTGAGTCCACTTTGTTTTCCTTTCAGGAAATAAGTCTTTTAATATCCCACGTCTCTGTGCTGCAGCGTATGCTGCAGGACTATCTTTTGCAAATTCACTAGCAAAAGTATACTTACTAGCTTCTTTTTTGATTTCTTCGTCAGTCCATTTTTCAAAGTTTCCCCTTCTAATTCTCCTACCGGGAAATAAATCATCTAACATTCTGTACCTTACTGCTGCTTGATAAGCCGATCGATTACCTTTTTTAAATTCTACCTGCGATTCGTACTTACTAGCTTCGGCTCTAATCATATCTTCAGTCCAGTGCGTACGGTTTTCAACTTTACCGTACAACTTATCCAACATTCCGAACCTGTATGCTGCACCGTATGCTGCAGGACTACCTTTTTGAAATTCCCCTCTTGAATTATACTTACTAGCTTCTTTTTTAATTTCGTCTTCAGTCCATTTTAATTTTTTTTCAGGAAATAACTTAACTAATATTCCACGTGTCCGTGCTGCTGAGTATGCTGAAGGACTACCTTTTGCAAATTCAGTACTAAACTTATACTTACTAGCTTCTTTTTTGATTTCTTCGTCAGTCCATTTCGATCTCTTATGAGAAAATAAGTCTTGTAACATTCCACGTCTCTGTGCTGCGAGGTATGCTGCAGGACTGTTTCTCGCAAATTCCTCTCTTGAATTGTACTTACTAGCTTCGGCTCTAATCCTATCTTCAGTCCAGTGCGTACGGTTTTCAACTTTACCGTACAACTTGTCCAACATTCCACGTTTGTATGCTGCTTGGTATGCTGTAGGACTGTTTCTCGCAAATTCCCCTCTTGAATTATATTTACTAGCTTCTTTTTTGATTTCGTCTTCAGTCCATTTTATTTTCCTTTCAGGAAATAGATCTTGTAACATTCCACGTCTCTGTGCTACTGAGTATGCTGCAGGGCTATCTTTTGCAAATTCTCCAGTAAACTTATACTTACTAGCTTCTTTTTTGATTTCTTCGTCAGTCCATTTCGATCTTTTATCAGAAAATAAGTCTTTTAACATCCTACGCCTCTGTGCTGCGGCGTATACTGCAGGACTATTTTTTGCAAATTCAGTACTAGACCTATACTTACTAGCTTCTTGTCTGATCATATCTTCAGTCCATTTCAATCTCGTATCAGTAAATAGGTCTTGTAACATTCCGTACCTGTATGCTGCTTGGTATGCTGCAGGACTGTTTTTTATAAATTCAGTACTAGACTTATACTTACTAGCTTCTTTTTTAATTTCGTCTTTAGTCCATTTCGATCTTTTATCAGAAAATAAGTCTTTTAATATTTCACGTTTGTATGCTGCTTGGTATGCTGCAGGACTGTTTCTCGCAAATTCTCCTCTTGAATTGTACTTACTAGCTTCTTTTTTGATTTCGTCTTCAGTCCATTTTACTTCTAGTATTCTAGTCTCTATTAGAGTTCTTAAGTGTGAAAGTTTAACAGTAGCCTTCATAGCGCTCAACCCTTTATTTCTTAACGTCTATAGCTACAAGTTCATTGAGTAGTTCATGATACTGTAGTAGATTTACGATATGTTCGTTCACAACTTTTTCTGTCTTCTGTAATGGGTTCATATACTTGAGTAACTCATCAAGTTTTATACCGATTACCTTTTCGGTAACTTTTTTAGAAAGTTTTTGAAATTCTTTCTTAAGTTCTTGAATTTCTCCGTTATAGTAGTCTTTTAGTTTTGGAGTAGAGTCTACTGAAGTAATGTACTCTTGAAGTATTCGTTTTTGGTTATCCGTAAACGTTGCGTATTTACCGTTAAACTTCTCTAGTAGTATTTTGTAAGTTAGGATTCTAAGATCTTTATCATAAGTTTTAAACTCCTCTATGATATCTGCTTCAACTTTATCACTGTCTACCTTATCTAAGGTTAAATGTTCAAGTAAAGTTACTTTATTGTTAACTATCTGTTGAGGATCTCCTACTCCTTCTGTAGTGTATAGTTCAATTAAAGTATACAGAGCAGCCTGGGCTTTGTAGTTAGGTAATTTAGTTTTAAAAAACTCATCTAAATTGTAATGCTCACCTATCTCTTTAATAAGATTGTACTTTTCTTTCCTCAAAGTTCTACGATTAAGCTTTTGAGCGGTTTCTAGTAGAGTGCCTATAAGGAAGTTAGCTTTTGCTTCTGAAATCTTTTGGGATTCTTGTAGAGCTTTATAAAGTTTATATTCTTTTAAGAGTTCCGTCTTTGTAAAATATTTCTTTAGAATGCCTGTAGCATTAGTTTGTTTCCCTGATAATGTATCAGAAGTAATCTGCCTTACTAATAGCTCGAATAAAATACCTGTATTTTTATACTTCGAGTGCTTTACGTTGGTTAACATTCAGTTTTTATATAAATATATGTATTACTCTAAATCCTTAATTTGACTTTCATCTAAAAGGCCTCCTCCTGTATTCTGTCCTTCAAAAACAAGCTTCTTTTCTCCTAGATCAATACTTTCTAACAGTTTCTTATTTTTCAAATACGCAGTTTTTGTACTTTCTAATGCTAGTGGGGATGCTCCTTTAAAGTCGTTTCTAACAGGGTTACTGTCCATTCCTACATCTTTATTACGACTTCTGCCTAACCTATCCATTCCAAGTGGATCTTGTTGAGTATCTTTGTAGGAGGCTTTTTCTTCTGGTCGTCCTAAAACTGGTTTTTCTGAGTATCCAACAGGTAGATCTGCATTCATCTGTGCTCTATCCTTTCCGTAAATTGTAGCCAAGTCGTGAGGTGTTCCGTAAGATTTTCCTGATTCTAAAGGATCATTACCCTCATTAGCTACCTGATTCAATCTGAAAGATCTTTTTTGATCTTCTAGAATCAAGTCTCTATATTCATCATATTGATCTTCACTGAAGTGGAATACATTGTCGTATACCCAGTCGGACGGCAATAGTTTTTTGTCTATAATATCTCCTGCTAAACCTACTTTTTCTTTTAGCAGCGCTATTCTCTCCTGGTCATAGATAATGGACGGAGTGGTCATCGACAGCTCAAAGTTAGTTAAATTTTCTCCTTTATAACCTTGTACGTATAGATGTACTAATGCTATCTTAGTTAGCTCTGATATGATAATTCTTTGGATTCTTTCAATTGTTCTTGCAAAACGGATATCCTGAGAAGCTAGAGTTGCTTTACCTTCTAAGTCTTTTTCATATCCGATGAAAGCTTTGGGTACTTTTAGAGCTGCGAATAGTTTATCTCTTAGGTATTCAACGTCTTTAATTCCATCATACTCTAATCCTTTTGTTGTATCAATCTTAGTTGCAGAATCGTTACCTCTTACTGGGATGAAGAAGTCCTCCATCATGTTCTGCATATTGAATTTAAGATTGTACTCTCCCGTTTGCTGATCCATGTAGGGAGTTCTTTTCATTTTTGAAATAGTCTTCTGAATAAATCCGTCTACTTCTTGAGGTGGGATACCTCCTACGTTAATGTAGAATATCCTCTTCTCTGGTGCTCTAACAATACGGTGAACTAACATCGCATCTTCCATGAGGGTGTACTGCTTAAACAGCTTACGGGCAGGTTCGATATAGGAACGTCCATAAGGTAAGTAGTTTACGTCTGCTAGAAGACGGAAGTGAGCCATCTCATAATTATCAAAGTAGATAGTGTTTGCAGTATCTAATGCTGTTTGTACTCCTCCAAAGTAGCCAGAGCTTCCTCCTCCTACTCCATCCGGGTCAAACTTAAAACGTACGGCTGTTGGGTTAGTTCTATCAAATCCTTCCTCTCTTACAATGTTATAAGGTACGTACGGAATTACATTATAAATTCCAAACTTCTCTGCTATTTCCAGCTTTAAGAAAAAGTCTCCGTACTTACACATCTGACGGATCCAGGCCCATAAGTTAAATTCTATGTTTAATACATCGTAAAATAAATTATAGAGTACTTTTTGCAGGCTTTCATCTGAACTTCGTATCTGTAATACTTCTCCTAGATCATTCTTTAGGGTGGATTCGTCTGCAATAATATCTAAAGCAGATGCAATGATAGCATCTGTATCCATCGCTTCGTAATCTGAATAGAGCTGTATACGTAATGTTTGATAGTTCAGAGATGGATTATAAATTGGTGCTGCTCCTGTTAGGTGAAGTCTTGTAAACCTGTCGTATAGGGAGTTAGTCTCAATCTGTCCTGATAATTGTGCTGAATTTATATCAATAACTCGTAGTTGATTACCTCCTACGTTACGTATAATTACGTCGGTGGAGAATAATCTTTTTAACCTACTAAATAATCCAGTATCTGCCATAATGTTTTTTTTGTATTATATAAATATCAGAACAACCATCTTATATCTTCCTGTCCTCCGTTAACATTTATGTTATACGGATTTTCTACCTCATTGTTTCTAAATGCATGAGAAGGGGTAGGGTATCTAGTCTGGTATGTTGATATGTTGTTTAATGCTTGTTTGGTAAGGTCAATCCCTTGCTGTCTATATTTGAGTGCCGTATCTCGAACAAACATACCTATAGCAAAACTCATTACTAAGTCGTCGTTATATCCGTGAAGTGCTTGTGCCTTACCGTTCTTCCATACGAAAGTCTTCATCTCTTCTAGAAGTCTCTTAGATTTAATCTTAACACTTCTTTCAGAAACGTATTCTACCATCTTAGCAATTACTAGAGGACGGGTTTTTAGAGTTGTAGAGAATCCTGGAACATATCCAGAGGATTGTTCGTAAGGGTTTAAGTAAGTTTCTACGTATCCAGAATCGTTTCTCGTGGTGTAGTATAGATTTGTATACCCTCTTTCCTCGATTACCTGTAATAC